GGCAAGCAACAGAGAGGGTGGATGGGTGTGGAGGTCAACAGGGACAACCAGGATCCGTTCACGGGCGAGCGGGACGAACCGCAGACGGATCCCGACACTGGGATGATGGAGCCCCCCGGCCCTGACTCCGATGACCGGTTCGGCAACTCGCTCTATCCCGAGGAGCCGGAGTTCGACTTTACGGCGCCGGATGCGGGGGTGCTGCCCTACCCGCCGGAGTACTACGAGGAGCGCACCGGGGTACGGCCGCCCGTCGCCCTCGGGTTCGACCTGGAAACCGCCGACGCGGACAAGCTGTTCACCGGCGGGCACGAGGGGCCGTTCGTGCGGCTCATGGGCAGCGTGGACGATTACCCGGAGCGCATCGGCGGCCCGGATACGTCCGACTACCTGGTTCGCGCGTTGGACGCGGCCGACGTCATCTACGGCCACAACATCCTGGGCTTCGACCTCCTCGCCCTCGCGCACCACCACGGGGCCGACTACGACGCGCTCGCGGCCAAGGCTGTGGACACGCTTGTCCTGGCACGGCTGGTGGACCCGCCGATGTCCAAGGGCATGCCGAACGGGTATTACGGCCTGGATCAGACCGCGCAGCGTCTCGGGCACGAGGGCAAGACGGACAACCTGAAGGCCCTGGCGAAGCGGTACGGCGGGTTCGACAAGATCCCGCTCGACTCCCGGGAATACCAGGAGTACCTGCGCGGTGACCTGGCCGCGACGAGGGCCGTGTACGGCGCCGCGTCCTTGGTTCGCATGGACGACTACGCCAAGCGCGAGATGGAGATCGTCGCGCTTCAGAACCGCATGACGCTGAACGGCTGGGCGGTGGATACGGAGCTGCTCGCCGAGCGGGTGGCGCACGAGGACGCGCAGCGGGAGGAGGCGGTGCGGATCCTTGCCGAGGAGTACGGGATGCCGACGCACCGGCCGGACCGGTTCAGGCTGAAGTCGAAGCGCGACTGGCCGGAGGAATTCCAGTCGGTCAAGGTGTTCGCAGTCCGGCAGATGCTGACCGAGGACCCGGAGCGCGCCGTATCCAACGGCGTGGCCGAGCGGATCCCGGGTGAGCGCTACGACGCCCCGTGGGCCACTGCGCCCGGGCGCGAGGCCATCGAGCGTGCGTTCCGGGACGCGGGCGCCAGGCACCTGCCGACCACCAAGTCCGGCGGTCTGGCGCTGGGCTCGGACGCGCTCGGGGACAAGCCGTGGTTCAACACGGACACCGCCAAGTCCCAGCCTGGCCTGATGCAGGTGTACGCGGGCAACGAGGCCCTCGGGCGCGTGGTCGAACTCGTGCTTCAGGCGACCGGCGCCCGGCGCAAGTACGCGGAAGTGGCCAAGTGGGTCACGGACAAGGGCCGTGTCCACGCGTCTATCGGTGACGCCCAGGGTTCCGGCCGGTGGGCTCACGTCAAGCCGGGCATCTCCACCATGGGCAAACGCGGGGCGGGCGCTGCCGAGCGGGACATCATGGTGGCCGATCCGGGCCACGTCTTGATCACCGCCGACCTCTCCCAGGTCGACTTGAGGGCCATGGCCGGTCTGTCCCAGGATCCGGCGTACATGGAGATCATGCAGCCAGGCCGCAACGCCCACCGGGAAATGTCCTTGATCTACTTCGGAGAGGCCACCCCCGAGACGTACGACAAGACGAAGGCGTTCAACCACGCGGGGAACTACGGGCAGGGCCCCAAGGCCGTGTCCGAGCGCACCGGGATCCCGCTGGAGAAGTGCTACGAGATCCAGGAAGCCAAGCGTGAGGCGTACCCCCGTCTTGCTGAGTACATCGAAGAGGTGCGGGTCGAGGCTGCGTCGGGCAGGCTTCTGGACAACGGGTTCGGCCGGATGATGCGCCCGGATCCGGAGCGTGCGTACACGCAGGGGCCCGCGCTCATGGGCCAGGGTGCGGCGCGGGACATCATGACGGAGTCGCTGATGCGGCTGGTGGCGCTGGCCGACGCAGCGGGACTCGCGGTTGTGCGGTCCTACCTGCGGGCCGTGGTGCATGACGAAGTGGTGCTGTCGGTGCCGGAGCGTGAGGCCGAGCTGTGGGCGGGGATGCTTGAAGCGGCGTTCACGTGGGAGTGGCGCGGGGTGCCGATCCTGTGCGAGGTCTCGAAGCCTGCGTTCCGCTGGTCGGAGTGCAAGTGATGCGCGTCGAACCGGTTACCTCGAAGCTCGCCCGTGAGGTGGCCGAGCGCGAGCACTATATGCACCGGAAGCCGGTCGTGTCCCGGGCGTTCGGCCTGTACGACGTGGCCGAGTTGGTCGGCGTGTGCGTGTACGGCACGCCCGCATCCCGTCACCTGCAACTCGGGGCGTACCCGTCCGATCCGGGGAAGGTGCTGGAACTGAACCGGCTGTGGGTACACGACCGGATGCCTCGGAACACGGAGTCGTGGTTCGTGTCCCGGACCCTGGGCGGTCTGGAGCAGCGCATGGTGGTCAGCTACGCCGACACGGTGGAAGGGCATCTCGGGTACGTCTACCGGGCGCTGAACTTCCACTACGCGGGGTGGACTGACATGGAACGCAAGACCGCCCGCTACGACTACATTCCGCACGAGGAGGGCGCGCACTCGCGGGAGGCGTTCCGCTCGGGGTACAGGGAGAGGGTGCGGCGTCGGCCCAAGGTCAAGTACTGGACTGCGACTGGGACTCCGGCGCAGCGGCGGGAAATCCGCCGGGGGTCTGGGTGGCCCGTGATGGACTGGCGGGAGGATCCTCCGCCGCTGGAGCACCGGCAGCGAGTCAGGGGTTGACACGTCGGCAGGGGCGATGTTTACTTAAGTCATCGGGCCGGAGAGACCGGCTCGGGGAAGGAACCCATGGACATCACCCCCGAGATGATCGCGGCACTGGCCAAGCTGAGGGCGGTTGCCAAGTACAGCCTCGACATGCAGGCCGCGTTCAACGTCCTCGACAACTCCGGCATCTTCGCGGCGATCGACGAGGCCACCGGCTACGACACCGACCCCGAGCCGGAGCGCGTCAGCAAGTGTGACTGCCTTCCCGGCTACGCGGTTGACGGCTACCACACGCCCGGCTGCCCTGGCGACCCCGCCGAGTGGGGCGACCTGGCCTACACATCCAAGGTCCCCGGCTGGAGCCGGGCCGTTGAGGCGCAGCGCAAGATGAACGCGGCGCGCAAGAACTGACACAACCACGACGGGGCCCCGGTGAGTGGGGCCCCGTCCCTTCGGGGAAGGAACCCGGAATGAGCGATCTCGAAGCACAGCTCGCCGCAGAAGCGGCGCAGCGCGAGGCGGAGCGCCAGGCGCAGGCTGCAGCAGCAGCAAAGGCCCTGGCGGACGCGCAGGCGGCACTGGACCAGAGCGGGGTCTCGATTCCGCCCGGCGCGTGGGGGCACTGACATGGCTGACTACGGAGCACCTAGGTACCCGATCATCCACGTTGTCCACCAGGACAGCGACGTCAACCCGTACGAGCCTGGCATGGTCTGGGTCCACGATGAACTGACCGGCGAGACCCGGGTCGAGGACGCGGAGAAGTACTGGTACGGACCGCCCAAGCAGTAGCAGCAGCACAAGAGGCCCGGCCCCAGATGAGTTGGGGCCGGGCCTCTCCGATCAGTGTAGAGGGAGAAGCGATGGCGGAGAAGACCACTTGCCCGGCCTGCAAGTCCGAGGTGGCGATCAAGAACGATGGGGGGCTTTACAAGCACCCGTGCGATGAACGGCGCGAGCGCGTTGAACGCGCGGAGCGCGACGCCATCGCGGCCGCGCGCGAGGTCCTGTCGGACCCTGCGCCTACGGTGGACGAGACGACGACGCAGGGAGACGACGTGAATCCGGACGCAGAAGCACAGCTCGACACGGCGGACATGATGCTGACGGACCCTGACCGACGGGTGGGCAACGGCCCCTGGTTCGGGGCGACGGAGACTGACCGGTGCTCGGTGAGTGAGTGCCGGATCGAAGAGGGCGACCGCATCCGGGCCGATGGCCAGGGCGGGTACGAGTGCGAGGGCTGCGGGAACGACGAATTCCCCACGGTCGATCAGGTGGAGGAGAAGCTGACGGCCCTACTGTCCGGCCCCAAGTCTCCGGCCCTGACCTTCCCCACAGCAGATGAGTTCCTGTTCGAGGACCCGACCGCGACCGAGGACGTCAAGCCGGTCATGTCGGTGTCGGGGCAGCCCAAGAGGGTGCGCCGCGACCACCAGGACAGGTACGCGGTCGTCCTGCCCGGTGCGGCAGAGCTGGAGAGGTACAGGTCCTCCGGCAAGCCGGTTGGACGCACTCGGGTGACGACTTTCGTCAAGGCCGCCTCCAGCACCATCAAGCTCGGCGAGTGGAAGGCCCGCAACGTAGTTATCGGCGCGGCGCGGCGCAGGGACCTGTTGCTCAAGGCGCAGGGGCTGACGCACGAGAACGACCGGGACCGCCTTGACGCCATCGTGAAGGAGCTGGAGGAGACCGCCGGCTCCAAGGTGGGATCCGACCTCGGGACGTACCTGCACGAGTTCACGGAGTACATGGACGCGGGTCTGAAGGCGCCCTTGGACGCCCCCGTAGAGTTTCAGCGCAGTCTCCAGGGCTACTCCTATGCACTGGCTCAGGCCGGACTGGAGCCGATCCGGTCACTGATCGAGCGGACCACGATCATCCGGGAGTACGGCTGGGTGTGCGGGACGTTCGACCGGATCTTCTACCACCGGCCATCGGGCCAGTACGTCATCGGCGACCTGAAGACCGGGAAGACGATGGACTACGGCAAGAACGAGATCGAGGCACAGCTCTGGGCGTACGCGCACGGCGTGAACCAGAACGGCATCTACGACTGGAACACGGATACGTGGGGGCAGGTGGATGTGCCCTGGGGTGAATCGGCTGTGCTGCGGAACGTCAAGGTCTCCGAAACGGTCGGCGTGATCATCCACATGCCCGTTCAGGGGCCCAAGGAGGGCACCGTGGAGCTCCTGTGGGCCGACCTGGAGAACGGGCGCCAGCATGCCGAGCTGTGCCATTTGGTGCGGTCTCAGCCCAAGGGGAAGATGCGGGCGTGGGGTGACGGGCCGGCGCCGGTTGCGGCGCCGACCCCTGCTGTGAAGCCGCCCGTACCCCAGGTGATCGACTGGGAGTTGGTGGACACCGCAGACCTGCCGTGGCCGGACAGGTTCGCGCGCGTCACGTCCCCTGAACAGGCGTCCACGCTGTGGCGGATGGCCAAGCGCGCCGGACTTGAGGGTGTCGTACTCAGCACCCTCGTGGGCATCGCACAGCAGCGTCTGCGAGAGCTTGGCGTCAGGGGTTGACATCCCGGGGCTTGCGGGTAGAGTTCTACTCGTGAGCCCAGCCAGGGCGAACGGGGTAGCCGGCGGGCTATAACCGTGGCGCGTGGGGAACCGATTGCCAGTACGCGAATCAGGCCCGATCCGGTTCGAATCCGGGACACGCACGAGGGCAGCATGAGTGAGTAGGCGTCACGAAGTAGGAGAGCCCCTTGGGCTGAGGCTACGCACGATGACTGAAATCCGATGGCTCTCGGCAGCGGCCCGTAAACCCGGGTGCAACTCGGCGGAGGATAAACGTGGCGCGTGTTGGCAGAGTGGCCGAATGCAGCCGGGAAGCTGGTAGCGAGAGGATCGGACCGGTACCGGGGTTCATGACCCGGGAGAAGTCTAGGAATCAAGCCGTGGGTTCGAATCCCACACACGCACTACCCGCAGATGAGACGGAATGGTTCGGCCCCCTGGCTTCCCTCCACCGTCGAATGGCTGCAAACCGCAGGGGTCGGTACCCTGCACACCGTCTGCGGTTAGGGACTCCGTTCCCGCAGACACCCCGTCCCGGGGCCTGAGAGTGAGCTTGTGGCCCCGGGACGGACAACCGAAACCGAAACTGTGATCAGGAGACCGAGATGACAAGCCCCACCGACCCGTTCGAGGACCCCACCCCCCGCGTCTCGAAGCACGCATCCATCGCGTCCTTCCGCGCCCGGCTCGTCATGATCGAGCCGGTGCTTGTCGAGCGCAACGTGCCGAAGATCGCCTCGCAGCCCAACGGGCCCAAGGGCGACAAGGTCATCGCGGACGTGACCGTGCTGGACGGCAAGGGCCCGGTGCAGGTGTGGGACCGCTTCACCCCCACCGACGTCTGGCTGGACGGCCCCCTGTTCCGCAAGGTCTGGTTCAACCAGACGCAGGTAACCGACGCGCTCCAGTCCCCGGACGGCAAGTCCCTGCGCGGTCGGGTGCTGTGCCGACTCGACACCCTGAAGCCGGGTACGTCGCAGGGCGAAGGCAACCCGTGGACCGTGACCGCCTGCACGCCGCAGGAAAAGGCGGCAGCGGCTCAGGAGCTTGCCCGTATCCAGCTCGCGATTGAGGAAGTGGACCCGTTCGCCCCCGGCGGGAACGGCACGGCGCCGTTCTAACCCCCTGACTCCCCCTGCTTCGCTCCCCCTACGGCCGGAGCAGGGGTCGAGATGAAGAACCCCTCCCGACGCTGGCCCGGGAGGGGTTCTTCTGTGTCTACTGCCCAATACCCGCCGAGTCCGGCGTCCCGGTCAGCTTCGCCACCAACCCCAGCACGAGCGCCAGGACGGCCGCTGAGGCGGCCACGGTGAGCGCCCGGACCCACCCGAACGTCACCACGTCGAACGGCGTGGCAGCGGCCATCATGCCGCCCAGGGCGGTCAGGAACACAGTCAGCACTCTCTGCGCCAGATCCTTCACGTACGCGCTCATGCTCGCTCCTCAGCTCGTGGTCATCTTCAGGATCGTGATCGTGCGCTCCCCGATCGCGTACCCCGCCGTGTCCGGCGTCGTGTCCGCCCGGAACTCCACCGAGAACGCGTCCGTGGTCCCGTTCATGAACGCTCCTACAGCCAGTGACATCACGCGCACGCTGCGGTCGAACGTGTCCACCGGGACGTTGTGCGAGGAGCCTCCGAGTCGGGGCGCCGTGATCAGCGACGTCGGGTTGGTGAAGTCGCCCCGCCGGATCTGCAGGCCCATGAAGTTGACCGTGGCGCCGGCCACCGTGAATACCGGGACGTACACGGTCACCAGGGCGAAGTAGAACCCGGGGTCATCGGGGAAGATCAGGCGCTGCCCGACGTCGGGTGACGTCATGATCACGTTCGCCGTGTTGAAGTCCTCTACGTTGAACGGGATCCGGTCGTCATACGGGGTCGACGGAGAGTTCACGAACGGCCGGTTCGTGGACTCCGACACGTACGCGCCCGTGCCACGGAACCTGGCCACGGGGCGGCCGGCCAAGCCGTCCTGCAGGGCGCATACGTCCGCGTCGATGGCCTCTGCCAGGCGCTGCAGGTCCCCGGGGATGTCCGTGGTATCGGCGGCCAGGCTGTACGGGTAGAGCCGGTTCGGGGTTACTCCGGGCATCAGTCTGCCACCTTGGTCGCGGAGAAGCTGCGGGCCGACACGTTCAGCGCCGCACCGGACTCCTGCCGTACCCGCACCCGGATGAAGTCGCCCACCGTCACCACCTGGTACAGGATCGTCAACGACAGCTCCGTGTCCATCGACTGAGCGCCGCGCAGCGACTGATGCCCCTTGTCCGGCTGCAGGTTCGGTTCGAAGATGCCCGACCTGCCCAGCACCGTGGCGTTGCCGTTCGACGCGAAGTTCACCTCGGCGGTCACCAGGTAGATACCCGTCTCGGTGAACGTCAGCCGGTCGTTGTTCACGCCCAGGTTCGCCATCGCCGCGTTGTCGTACTCCTCGGTGGCGAACGTCAGATACACGTTCGTGGAGGCGGCAACGGCCTGGTTCGCGGTCGCGGACACACGCGCCGACGCACGGTTCAGCGCGGCGGTCTGGCGTGCGGCCAGCGCGGCCACGTCCGTGTCGACGTCGGTCGCGAAGTCCTGGATCTGGGTGGGGAAGTCTGCGGGGTCGCCGTACTCTGGATAAGAGTAACCACGAGGGGTATTAGCAGGCATTCGGGCCTCCCTTTACGGGGGTACACGCCGTACACTCGTACCCATGGAACGATGGCTCCCCCTTGAGGGATATCCCCAGTATGCGATCAGCGACCACGGTCGCGTAGTCAGCCTCAAGCGCGCGCGACGGCTGATTCTGAAACCCGCGCTGGACAGGTACGGGTACGAGCGCGTGTCGCTGTACGACTGCGCGGGTAACGGTCGCCCTCGCTACGTCCACCAACTGGTTCTGCTGGCCTTTGTCGGCGCGCCCAACCCCGGTCAGCACGTCCGCCACCTGAACGGCAACTCGTTGGACAACAGACTGGCCAATCTGACGTACGGCACGCGGTCGGAAAATCAGCTCGACACCGTACGCCACGGCACCCACAACAACGCGGCCAAGGAGGAGTGCCCGCACGGGCACTCCTACACCCCTGAGAACACCAAGCTGTACCAAGGGCGCAGGTACTGCCGGGCGTGCCACCGAATCGACAATCAGCGCAGGCGCGACCGGGCTAAACACGGCGCGCACTGACCGCGTCCCACACAAGCGCCTGTCCGGCCGCCAGGGTGGAGCGCAGGGCGACCCGCATGAAGAACGTCGCGGCCGGCACGGTCACGGACCCGGAGAGCACCTGGAACGGCGGATACTGAGGCACGTTGGCCAGGGTATCGACCGTGGTGGAAGCAGCCGACACGGTGGGAAACAGGTTGGTCGAGTTCGCGAACCACATGGCGTCAATACGGGCCGTGGCGGTCGCGGCCCCGCCCGCGTAGTCGCCGCCCACGAACGCGCTGATCGACCACGACTCCCCGGTGTTAACCGGGATCGGGTCGGAGTACAGGTAGTGGTCAGAGGCCGACGCGGAGTACACGCGCGCCGCGAGATCGCCCTCGGGCGCATCCGCGATGTCCACCACGACGGCCGTGGACGATCCCGAGATGTCGAACACCTGCCAGTGCACCGGCTGTGCGCCCACAGGACCGTCCTCGAAGCCTCCGTTGACCACGGAGTTCGAGCCGGTGCCCACGAGCCGTCCCATGGCCACCCAGGACGCGTCCTGGCGCACCAGGTGCACCACGGTCCCGGGGTCGGGAGGGGTGACCGCCGTGGACGTGAACGGCAGCAGGAACGCGACTTCCATGGTCGTCCCACCGACATCCACGAACATCGTGTTCGGCGTGGCCAGCACTACCACGCCGATGCGGGATTCGGTGAAGGTGCCCGGCGGTACGAGCGGGACGGGGCTAGACATTCGTCAGCACCTGCACAATCCAGATGCGGTGTGTGTACGTGGCCACGGTCGCGGGGTTACCTGTGTGCGCGGTGCGAGTGTTCAGCAGGTCACCGGCGCGGAAGAATCCGACGTCTGCCCAGCACACGTCCTCGGTCCCCTGGATGGCGTGGCCGGGGCCCTGGCGCGATGACCACGGGTCGCCGTTCAGGAGCGGGTCAACGCGCAGGTTGGTCACCGTGGGCGCGAATCCGCTGAGGCGGACCGACCCTCCGACCATGTACCAGCCGTCCTCCTGGATGCGGATCCCATCGAACACCGAGTCGAACAGGTTGCCGTTGTCGAACTCCAGCGTCGCGTAGAACTGATTGACTTCGGTGCCCGCCGTGTTCGAACCGCCGGTCAGGGCCGCTGCCGGCGGGGCGGTCAGCGTCTCGGTCAACTGGTCGTCAAAGGCCTGCACTGCCGCGTCCGTGGCCTCCGCCAGGTCGCGGAACTGTTCGATGTCCGACGCATCCTTGGTGAGCGGCGGCCGGCATTCGGGATATGGGAGCCCGAGGCATTCGGTCGTGTCCATGTCGTCCCTCCCTAATCCAGTGTCGCCTGCGCGCGTACGAACGCGCGCGTGGACAGACCCATCGTCGCAGGTGCGAGCGGGTACGTGATCGCGTCGATCAGCTGGACGTCCGACACACCCCGAGACGTGAGACGCACCGTATCGCCGGGTTCCAGCGTGTAGTCCGGCACCACCGACGCAGTCCACCGGGACGCCAAAGCCGTGGCCGCGTTCAGCTGCGCCCGCGCGTAGATCGTGGCCTCGCCCACGGTCATCGGAGTCTGCGACTTGATCACCCGGGACACGCGGCCGAACGGCCCGTCGAACCTGGTGGGTGACGTCGGAGACTCGTCCCGGGCGCGCACGAGGAACGGGGTACCCCCGTCGAAGCGCTCCACCACCACCGTGATACTGTTCGCGGTTCCGTCCCGTCGGCTCAGCGTCGGCGCACCGCTGATCAGAAGCCCCTGCTCCTGGTCCGCCAGAGTCTGCACCACGGTGCCGACGTCGTACGGGTAGCGGCGGATCACGAAGTCCCCGTTGCCGAGCGTGTACCACCGGCCGCCCACAGCCTCGGACAGGTCATCCAGAGCCTTGCCCCGATCCTCATCCCAGGTCAGCTTCGGGGTTTCCGCGTCCGCGTCCACGTCGTGCGTGCCGAACGTCGCGGACGGCAGCGCGTCCCGGATGAGCCGCTCGATCTGCGCGATCACCGTGATTCGCGGTGTCGAGTTCTCAGGCTGCTCAAACCGGAACCCCAGGACGTCCGCCGCAAGATCTTCCACAGCCGCAGACACGGACCCGTCCGCGTTGCGGGTGACCTCCCCCACGCGACCCGTGATGATGTCGAACAGCTCCTCAGAGCCGTCGCCGTACCGGATGCCCGCCTTGATGTTCGCCACCGTCTGATACGGCGTGAGAGGGGCTGTCGCGTCCGTACCGGGCCACCACTCTTGCCCGAGCGTGAACGTACCCGTACGGGTCACACGGTGGGTCAGGTTCGCTGAGACGCTGCCCCCGAAAATGGGGATGTCCCGCTCCAGCACCGCACCGCCCGGACCCGCGTACAGGTCCACCGTGAACGCCAGGTGGTGGGGCCCGTGAATCGCGGTTTTGTACAGGGTGGAGGAGGGGAGCATCAGGTCACCGCGATCCACGGGGATCGAGGCAGCAGTGTGCGGGACGCCATCGTGATGGACACCGGCAGGCTCGTCTGTGCGGTCGGCCCGGACGTGTACCGGGCCGTGGCGACGGTCAGGTCGCCGTTGTACAGCGTCTCGCGCCCCGACACGGCCGCAGAAGCCACTCCGGTCGGTGCCGTGGCGGCGTTGAAGAGCAGCGCCACCCACAGCGGCGTGTTCGCGGCGACCACGATGGGTGCCGTCATCGCCCAGGTCTTCATACCTGTCGCCGTGAGGTCCGCCGTGACGTCTGCGGACACGGCAAGCCGGGTGCCGGACGCGTCGTAGATGCCCGCGAAGTTCTGGCCGGCTGTGGGGGTCACGGCCACTGCGGCTACGAAGAACTTGACGCTGGTCAGCGTGTAACTCTGCGGGGCGGACGGAAGCTTGATCATGCGGACGCTGCCACTGGTGTGTGCGTCCGACGCACCGCACGACAGGGGGTCGTTGGTCCACAGCTTCCAGCCGTGGTCGTTGGGGTTCATGCCCGAGTTGCCCAAGGTCCCGAGGGCGAGGTTCAGCGGGATGTCCCAGTTAAGGGACCCGCTCACCGGAAGAACGATGCTCATGTCGTGTCCTAGTCTCCGTAAGGTCCGTCACCGTAGGCACACTCGCCATAACCCTCGCCCACGCAGACATCGTCGCCGCACACAGCCTCACCCGACGCCACCTGCGCCCACGTGAACCCGGACGCGGTCAGGTCGGCGTACGTGGGGAACTCCTCCGCGACGGCACACCAGTTGGCGCAGTCGGTGCCCTGCGCCGGGCCGAACGGCTGACCCACCAGCGTAAACGGGGCGTCCCACACCCGGTACGGGCGTCGCTGGTCCTTCGAGATGTACGTCTCCACCAGGTCGCCCGGCTGAAGGAACGCGTCCGGCCATCCGTACACGGCCGGCATTTGAAGCTGAAGCGGACCGCCCGCCGTGAACAGCGTCTCCACAGCGTCGCGCGCCACCAACGTCTTGGAGAAGATCTTCAGCGAGCCATCGAGCCGCTTGCGGCGGCCGTAGATGTCGGCCGGCATCTCGGCGCCGTAGATGTCGAACAGGTTCGCGTCGGCCCGTCGCGTGAAGTCCCCGAACCCGGCCCACACCAGGTCGGGACCGCCCTGGGCACAAATCGCGGACAGCGCTTGCTGGGCTGTCTCGCAGAACTCCAGTACCAGGTTCGCCCACGGGCGCAACGGATCTTTCAGCAGCACCGTGCCGTCGCTGATCTCGATGTACGGGCCCTGGATGATGACCGCATCTCCGGGAGACCCCGTCCACCGGTACCAGACCTGCGTATCCAGGGGCGCGGACGTGTCGTAGAAGACACCGACTTCCGAGAGGAGCTCCACCTCCCCGATCAGCGTCCACGGCCCCGTAGCGGACGTCCCCCGCTCGATGGTGGCCGACGTCTGGGTGCCGGCCAGACCGGTGAAGTCCGCTGTCAGGTAGATGACGCCGTCACTCATCGCCGTACCCCCGTGATCGCGAGCCGGTCGCGTGCCATGTTGTTCTCCGCGATCCGGGCGTCGAAGTGCCCGTTGAGCTGTTCGTTGCCGATGAACACCTGGATGGTCTGCGCGGCCTGGTTGAACTGAGGGAGCTGAAGCGTCTGCCCGCCCGGAAGCGCGAAGCTGGGCGCGAGCGCGGCCACACCCTGCAACTCGCTGCGCAGGTCCGGGATCTTCTCCGCGATACCGAGGAGGAACCCGTCCATAGTGTCGTTGCCAACCTCCATCATGACCTTGGACGGAGAGGAGATGCCCAGCAGATCCTTCACGCTGCCGGACACGGTGTCCGCTACCTGTCCGGCGATCTCGCGCAGCCTGCCGAGCTTCCCGGAGATGCCGTTGATGAGGCCCTGAACCAGGTCGGAGCCGGCGGACACGAGGAGGTTCCCGAGGTCGCCCAGGGCGCCCAGGATGATGCCGGGGAGACGTCCCGCGATATCGGCCGCGCGGCTGCCCATCTTGCTGAACTCGTTGATGAAGTCGTTGACGAACTTGATCGCTTCGCGCTTGATCGCGGCGCCCAGGGCAATCAGGACCTGTTCGACCTTCCGGCCCATGGCGTCCGACAGATCGCCGATCTTGCCGACGACGTTGCGGACAAGCTCTTGCAGATGCTGCCACGCAGCGGAGAAGTCGCCCCGGAGCAGGTCCACGAGGATGTTGATGATCGGGATGATCACGCCGGTCACGGTGCTGGCCAGGAAATTGAACCCCAGGTTGATCAGCTTCAGAATGCCGTCAAGGATCGGCCCCAGGATCGGCAGGAGCTTGTCCACCAGGACCAGAGTCAGGTTGATCAGTTCAACGATGACCGGGGTCAGGGCAATGACGAGCTCGCCGAAGGTGGTCGCAAGCTTGGTCAGGGTGGGGGTCAGTCCGATGATGATCTCGGTCAGCACCGGGAGGATCCTCGTGGACAGTTCCACGAACGGCGGGATCAGCTGGGGAAGGACTTCGGTGGCGAGCTTGGTGAACAGCGGGACCAGTGCTGTAGTCAGCGTCGACGCGAGGGCTTCCGCGAACGGGACCAGCGCGTTCAGTGCTTGACCGAGTCCCTCGAACAGCGGGGTCAGGCCCGGGAGGATCGCCGCGATCAGGTTGCCGGCCAGCGTCACGAACGGGGCCACGACCAGCACGAGCTGCCCGAAGGCGTTCGCCACCGTGAGCAGCACCGGCCCCAGCGCTTCGAAGATCTTGCCGATCCCCTCACCCAGGGCGCGCACGAGGATCTGCACCGGGGCCGACAGGGCCTGGAACACAGGGCCGAGCTGTTGCAGGGCGCTGGAGATCAGCGGCAGCACCGTCGACACCAGGGTGCTGCCGACCTCCAGCAGCGCCTTCAGCGCGAGCTGGAACCCGTCCGACGCTGTGGCATCCTCGAACGCCTGCGTGATCTTCTCCAGGGTGGCGAACAGGCCCCCGCCCTGCGCACTCACCGTGCCGATGATGTTGCCCAGGCCGCCGAACACGTTGCCCGCGATCCGGCCAAGCTGCGCGATCGCGTCAACCGCCCCGCTGATCGCCTCCTCCAGCGCCCCCGACTCGAAAGCCTTCGACAGCTTCGCGGACACCTTGTCCGCAGACTCTGCGGCGGCGGCGGTCACCCGCTCGAACGACGGGCCGGCAGCAGCAGCGATCTGCCCCAGGCCCCGGACCACGCGCCCGGGTACGCCCACGAGGTTCTCAAGGCCCGCCGTAGACGACTCCAGGGCCTTCCCCAGGGTGCCGTCCTTGCCGAGCTGGATGGCTGCCTCGGCCGCACCCAGCGCCATCTGGTTGAGCTGTACCGCAGTCGCGCGCACGGCCGTGGACACGGCGGGGAAGACGTTCTTCGCGAGCTCCTGCAACGTGGTGTCGAAGTCCTGGAAGAACGTCTCCTGAACATCCTGCTGGAGCTCTTTGAACTCCGTCTTCATGGAGCGCAGCTCGGTCACGAACGCACGCGCGTTCGGGGCGAGCTTCTCCATGGCCTTGGCGAGCTCTTCCGGCTTGGCCTCAGGGTCGAACGCTGTGGTGATCGCCTCGCCCACACCCTGCATGGCGAGCTTCACGGTCCCGCCCACCAGAGCGAGCGTCAGCATGCCGGACACGGCCAGCGCGGACGCGGGGGCGATGGACTCCACAGCCGTGGCCACGCCGGCAAGAAGCGGGGCCGCTGAGGAGGCAGCCACACCCGCGCCCAGGATGCCGCCGGACACCTTCGCCAGGGGGCCGACAGCCTTGGTGAGTGCGCTCGTCAGACCGGTCAGGGACTGTTTGCCCTTCCCGTCCCGGTCGATGTCCACTTCAACTTCGATGTCCGGGGCCGCAGCCTCGACATCAGCTACGACCTCTGCCACCCCGAGCGCGAGCCGGAGTCGGGACGCCACTTCATCCAGCTCGGCTTGAAGGTTGATGCCTTCCGCGCCGCTTTCCGCGCGCTGCGTGATGGCGCGCAGGTCGGCGTTGATGGCGTTCAGGCTGAGCGCCCTGTCCATCGTGGCCTGCAGCTCCACCGGGTCGGCATCCGCCTCGGCAGCCTGAATGATCGCGTTGAGCTGCCCCTCGAGCCCCGCGATGGTGCGCTGGACCTCGAAGCTCGCATCAACGTCGATGCTGGGCGCGCCGTCCTCGGCGGTCCGGATGATCGCGTTGAGGTCGCGCTCAAGCTCGGGAAGCGTGTCAGCTGTCGAGATGACAAGGTCAACTTCGGCCGTTGATGCCACTGGTCACCTCTTCAGACTCGCCAGGAACGCTTCCGCAGACGCGGGATCATCACCCTCATCATCCCACGCGTCGTCATACCCGGGCGGGGGCACTGACAGGGAGAAATCGAACCGGATCCGGCCCTTTTCGTCCTGCCCCTTCACGCACAGCGCGTACACCGCCGCACACCACTCGCCCACTGACCGTGCCCACGGATCCACGTTCGCCAGCACGAGCCTGCCCAGTACCTCCGGGCTCACCGATGTGGAGAGGAGCCGTCCGGCTTCCCACCAACGGCGCCCGGACGCCTCCTCCAGAACCCGGAGCGACTCCGCCTCCAGATCCCGGCGCGCGCCTGGCGCGCTGATCACCAGGTCGGCTAGCGTCTCCCGGCCATCGTCGTCTGCCAGCGTGGCAGCCAGGGTGCCGACGTGGTGCATGCCCTGCGCCCACACAGCGGCCGGCTGGTAGGGCAGCAGCAGCCGCGTACCGGCCACGGAGACGACTAGAGGGTCGCGGCGCAGCAGTGCGTATTCATTTAGCACCGGACGCGCTCTTGCGCGTGACCTTACGGGCAGGCCGGGCCGACTCCTGGTCCTGTCGCTTCATGATCTCCCGGAAGATCTGCGACAGCTCGGCAGGCTCGATCTCCCTGGCCACAAGCCGGTCTGCGATCGCGTCCCACTCCTCAGGACCCGCAGAGTCTGCCAGAACCTTGCCGAGCGCCTTGAGACTCTTCGACTGCGAGGCACCCATGTTGACCACGGTCATGACCATCGCCAGATCGTCCGGCGGGATCGGCTTGAATCGGTACGCGGTGCCCTTGACCTGGATGGTGAAGTACGTTTCGTCGCCCATGGTCAGAGTCTAGGTCGCGTTGGATCGGAACGAGTAGCCGCGCTGGGCTGCGACCTCGCGCAATGCCCTGTCTAGGAAGTGATCGCCCTTGGTGCCGGGATGGTTCACGGACTTCACGAACACGATCTTCCCGCCCACGTTGAAGCGCAGGGCCTTGGCGTTCCTCGCCCTGATCTTGTGCGCCCGAGTGCCGTCGTTCACGAACGCGGCGTACTCCAGGTCCGACCCGACCTTCACGCTGCCGCGCAGGGAGAAGATGCGGGGAGGTTCGGCCCGGATCGAGCTACGCAGACGACCCGTACGGACTTTCGCCAAAACCTTGGCTCGGTTCACCACCTGGCGGGATGCTTCCCTCAGCTCCGTCCGCGACGCGTTCGTGAGCGTCCGGTTCAGCTCCGCCCTGTCCAGCCGGATCCGCGCCATCCGAGATCACCTCCACAAAACCAAGGGCCACCCACGCGGCCACCCTGTCCGACCACGGCACTTCCGCCTCATCTCCCTTGCGCAGATTGTTGAATGAGGTCCGCACACGCACAACCGCATGGTCGAACGTGGGGGCTTTCTTCTTCGCCATGATCGCTCCTAGCAACAGGCTGACATGCGGATCTGCACTGTCATCGTGCCACCGATGCAGTTCCCGTCGACTCCGAAGGGGCGGTACTCGCCCACAGCCACCTCCTCGGCAGCTGACCCCTCAAGGTCCCCGAACGCGCAGCAGATCGCCGCCTCCATCGACCCCTGATCGGAGTCGAGCTGCGTCGCGGCCACTGTCCACTGGTCCTCGGTCGGAACACCCGACACCGGGGCCGTGGGCGCGCAGCGCGCCACCCCGAGCTCCAGCGTGAGCGTCCGCTCGGCCTGGAAGCACGCAATGTTGTTCAGGTCGTCAAGCTGCCGGACCCCGGTGATCGACTCGATGCGCACCCAGCCGAGACCACGGCAGCACTCGTCATCAGCCGTGCCCAGAAGCGGCGTCACCTGCGCTCCGGCGCGCAGCATCACGTACTGGGGCAGGATCGGGTAGTCGGTGGCCGGGGCGGTCAGTTCGGTCTGCAGGCAGGCCAGGAGTTCGTTGGCCAGGACGAGTGCGTTGGTCACGAGAACCTCGGTCCTGCGATATCAGCGGTGTACACCTGCGAACGCTGCATCCTGCGCGCGGGGTTCACCGCCCGAATCCACAGGTCCACGTTGGCGATGCCGGTGAGGCCGTTCTCCAGCAGCGCAGCGGGATCCATCACCTGCACTTCGACCCCGTTGCGGGTAAGCGACGCGAGCTGCTGTGGTAGCGCGCAGTCCTGCCCGACGCATGCCTTCGCAAACTCGTTGGCCAGGAGACCGGCCGCGATCTGCCCAGCGCGGGGGACGAGCGTCCCCCGCTGGTAGGTGACCGAGAACGCGCCCGGCTCATCAATGTCCGTGGCCATGTCCTGGCAGTCCGGCCAGCACTCTCCGTCGATTCGCACCAGCACCGGGATACCCCGGTAGTGATCGAGCCGGTAGGCATCCGCCGCCAGCACCACTCCGTCGACGCGCACTTCATCAATGAACGCGACCGGGCCCGGAAGGGCGATCTCGCACTCGGTCTGGCAGGAGCAGCCTCCGGTGCAGCCGCAGTTGCGCCACACCCCTGAGTCGATCCACGGGATCATCCACGGGGCGCCGGCGCTCGTGGTACTGCCCGAGTTGACCGGGAAGGTGAGGTAGCCGCTCGGGCCTGTGCACCGGGGCCCGCACGGGCGCAGGATGAGTGAGCACGGGCCGTACCGGCGCCCGGTCAGTGCCCACAGGATGTACGTTGCCCACGCGGCCGCAGCAGACTGCACCCCGGGCGGAAATGTCGCCCAGTCGGGTGCACAGTCAAGCTCGATCGGCCAATTGCAGGGACCCTCCTCGTCCGGGAACACCGGGGAGGGGGCCACCGGGTTGATGACGGGCATGGCTCACCTCCTCAGTACGACGGGAACTTGGAGTTCGGCCGGATGAACACCGCCTGCGCAAGGCTCGTCAGGTCCGTTGCGGTGCGGATCATGGCGATGTATCCGACCAACGCGCCGACCCCGCTCACCGGGTTGGGGATGTAGTTCGTGGTACCGACAGCCGCGACCGCAGCAGCCAGGCTGGTGAACGTCGTCTGCCCGTACTGTACGGCCACCTGCGCGGATGCAGAGGAGCTAGGAACGACGAACACGCGCTGCACCGTGGACGTGTTCACACCACCGCCCACAGGGGTGAGGATCCCGTTCAGGTCGTACATGGTGGGGTCGACCAGAGTCGTGTCCGGTGGGAGGGGGGCTTCCGGAACCCGGATCACCCGTTTGAACAGCGCGGGCGCCCGCGCGGGGGTCGGGCTGATGTGAGGCGACTCAGTCAGCACCCCCGCCGCGAAATGGTTGATGCCTCGGGACCACACTTCACCCGAGGTCATGTTGAAGCTGAGCGTTCCCGCCACACCAGACAGCACGTTGCCGGACACGTTGAACGGCCGCACCGCGTCAAGCAGGTCTGCGAACTGGTTGGCGGGCTGCCCCAGGACCACCGGGTGGGACTGGACTTCGACCAGGGAGCCCAGACCAGGGTCATACAGGGACGATCCGAGCTGAAGATGCGTGCGGCGCTGCGTGGGGGTCGGCGGGGGCTCCTGCTGGATGACGTTGCCCGCGCTGTCCATGAGCCAGTTTGTGAGCGCGCGCGTGAGCGCGGCTGCGTCCAGAGGCACGGTCTGGGTCGGTTCGTCCACCTTGACCAGGCTCGGCACGGCTGAGGTGAGCGAGTTGACGTCAACGACGTAGCCGACGAGAGCACCGATGCTCACAGCCTGCGGGTTGCCCGGGGCGATGTTCATGTCCCCGCCCGTGGCCACACCCGTAGAGAGGTCGGCCTCCTCCTCGGACAGGCCCACGTCGATCAGGAACGTCTCGGTGTCGATGTGAACCCAGTACTTGCCCTCTTCGGCGAAGAACGTGAGGTTCCCGAACGCGTCTGTGTTCAGCGGGTTGGGCAGCGGGATCGTCCCTGCCAGGTCCGCGAACAGCGGGATCAGTGTGTTCGAGTGGTGCTGGAACACGGCCGCCGGAGTGTTGGAGGCGATGGCCCCGTTCGGGAACCAGTAGAGATCCGAGTACAGAACGAGAGCCATGTCTATCGCCTCAGGTACGCGGTGCCGGACGTGGACGACCCGAACGTGATGACCGTGGTCTCGTCATCAGTGTGAGAGACCGACGACGGAGTTGTCACCACTCCGCTCACGAGAACGGTCACCGAAGGCTGCACCCCGAAGTGGTGCGCGACAGTCCACTGTGTCGAGGCTGAAGCCTGCGTGTGGATGAACGTCCCGGGCCAGGCAGGATCGGTTTCCTCGGGGTCCACGGGGAAGTGGAAGAACTGACCCGCCAACTCGACTGCCAGCGTCCCGGGCGCAGCGTAGACGCTGACCAGGCCGTCCTGGTCCGTCGTGACCGGATTGGACACCGGGGTCGTGCCCGCCTTGCTGGTGAACAGGGGCACGAGCTGATTCCCGCCCAGCAGCAGCACGGGGACTTCGATCTCGGCCGCCGGACTGCCGTCCGGGTAGGCGATGTACTGCGAATACCTGATGAGCGGCATGGGAGCCCCTGAGACAAGGGGGTGATCACTTTCGAGTCTCCTCGAAAGTGATCTCCCCCTGACCGGACATTACTACGGGATGACAAGCTCCACGGCGCCGCAAGCCGGCGTCGGAAGCGGGGCCGACGTGACCTCGAAGTGCACGAAGTCATCGTCATCGATCGGCGTGAGCAGCGGTTCCAGTGTGGCGGGCACCACGGCGTCACGGCGGATCATGTACGGGCCGACACCCCACGGGGAGTCGTTGACCGCACGCGCCGTGAACGTGAGCACGAGAGCGCCGTTCTGCACGACCCACTCGCCCCACTGGGCATCCTTCACCCACGGGTACAGCCAGTACCCGTAGTTGGTGAAGCCGGCCGCGTTACAGGCCTGCCCGGTGATGCCCGTCCACAGTTCCAGCGCGAAGTTCGCCGTGCCGGTGAGCGCCGCGTTGATGCGGAAGCCGACCGTGTTCGGGGCCACAGCGTCGTCGAGAACCAGCGGGTCACCCGTGATCAGGTTGATCATGTTCGGGTCCGTGACACACACGATGATGCTGAGGTCGATCCACCGCAGCGCGGGGTCCGACCGGTCGTCGATGCAGAGATCGCCGTTGGCGTCGGCCTGCGAGATCTCCTCCGCCTCAAGGTAGTTCGGAGTCGACGTCACGGACACGAACGACTTGCTGACCAGGGTGGACGCCGGGCCTTCGACCGGCTCCCCGCACTCATCCAGAAGCGTCAGACGCATCAGCTTCCCGCGAGCCTGATTCGCGCAGATCGTTGCCATTACTGGTCACCTCTTCCTTTTTGGGGCGCCGACGCTTCGGCGGTGCGTTGTACAGATCTGCCAGGTAGGGCGGGATGCGGAACTCGGTTCCCGTGCCCGCCGTGCGCACGTCCTGCGGGGAGCGGGCCAGCGCCAGGAGTGCACGCGCGACTTCCTTGACCTCTCCGGGTCCGGGGACGACAGTCACCCAGTCATCGCGCATTACGGCACCGCCGGAGTAGCGGCCGTGGCCGGAGCCGCGATGGGCACCTGAACGGCGAACACGTCGGGGCAGTCCCACGTGTGTGCGAAGACCTCTTCCGCCACCACGTCCCACTGGTTCAGGGTCCGGTCGAGGGTCTGACGCGGGTCGGGCTGCGGGAGGATGCCGGAGCGCCACACCGTGATGGGGCTGGTCATGAACGCCCACACGAATCCGGCGGCCGGAGCGACCCCCGCAGGGCCCGTAATGCCGTAGCCGGAGCCGATGGACAGCGATGTGCCCATGGGCGTCTTGTAGACCCCTGCGACGCGCTCTGCGGGGTCCATGAGGCCGGCGTAGCGGATCGCCGCGTAGCCGCGCATGTTGATGTGGATGACACCCTGGTAGCCGGAGACGTCGTAGAACGCCTCTTCCAGGGCCGCGATGGCCGCTCCGGCCCCCGGTGCGCCCGGGGTGACGACAGTGGCTCCTGCGCCCGTGAGCGTGGGTGTGGCGCCCGCTACGCCGGCCCCGTCCCACACGACGGATTCCACGAGCGTCTGCTCTGCGGATATGAGCTGCTGCCGTACGGCGGACAGCATCTCGGTGCCGGTACGCCCGACCGTCCCGCAGCGCTTGCGCGCCACGATCCAGTACGGGTCGGCACCCATGAGGTCGGAGCCCTCTGTGAACTCCTTGGTGGGGCTTACCTCGCAGGTCTGGTCGTACAGCTCGGCCCCGCCACAGTGATCACTCAGGAACTGCAGTCCCGAACCGATCATGCGTGTGGTCAGAGTGGCTCCGCGTGCGGCGGTGAACAGGCCGTAGCGGAGAGGCGCGATCGCAGGCGCCTCGATGAGCTCCCGGTTGGTGATGATCTTTCCCATGTGTCCCTCCCTTCAGATCTGAGGGGCCCCGCCCGCCACAGGGACGACGAGCGGGCGGGGCTGTCTCAGGGTGGGAACTACGGGGCGTCGGTGCAGTCGATCGACGTGGCGCCCGTGATACCGCCGGTGCAGCCGGTCACGGTGTAGAGACGCTGACCCGGGCACGGGAACAGCGGCGCGTAGCCCTCCTCCGCGAACAGAGCCGTGAACTCGTTCTGCGCGAGCGACGCGGCGTCGTAGACGTTGGTCAGGGTGACCACGTCCTGACGGGCCAGGACCACAGCACCGGCCGGCCATGCCAGGAAGCTGAAGGTGGACGGCAGCGCGGTCATGAACGGGGTCGCGGCGTCGCCACCAGGGAACGCCGGGTTGATCGCACCGCCCGTGATCAGACCGTCCTGCCAACCGCGCACGAACTGGACGCGTGCACCGCGCATCGAGAACATCGACGCGATCTGCGCGTCCGAGACGGACAGCATGTCGACGCCGTTGCGGCGCGAGAGGTCGGCACGGATCTGGGGCAGCACCCAAAACGGCATGACCACTTCGATGGTGCTGTTGCGCGGGAGCATGAACCGATACATCAGGTCCTCGCGCGCGAGCTCCACGGCCGCCAGGGCCGCAGACGTGAAGGAGTCTCCGTCCGGGTCCGGCGGGGCGAACACGGTCGCGGCACCGGCGCGGGTGATGATCTGCGCGATGATGTTGCGGTTGATCTCCTGCTCATGCGCGGCGAGGAGACCGTCCGTCCACGCGTTGACGACCTCGGGGTAGCCCGCAGCTTGCAGGAACGACACCCGGATGCAGAGCGCGGCGACGTCAAGGCGCCGGTCTTCGAACGTCGGGCAGGGGATCTCGGAGCACGTCTTGGCCGTGTCGGAGATGACCTCGGCCTCGGTCAGCAGGTTCGAGCCGCCTCCGACCGCGATGGCGTTCGCGTAGATGGTCGGGAAGTCCGGCTCGTCCGTGTAGTTGATGCCGCCGCGCGTGGCCGTGACCGTGGGCAGGTCGAGGATGCCGACGCCCGCAGCCCAGTTGGTGCAGAGGTCGTAGTCGTTCATGGACGGGGCACACCAGCCGGCTGCGGCGGTGAGGCTGTTGCCCTTTTCGATGCCGCGCAGCCAGGTGTCCCGGAGCGTGCCCTCGGAGAGGGCGAACTCGTTGCGGGCGGCGCGCACCTTCCGCATGGTCTCGTTGCCGCTGTCCTTGGCGCCGATGACGTGCTCAGGGTCACGGTGGCGCTGGAACTGCGCGATGCCGAAGCGTCCCTCGCCCCTGCGCCCGAGGGAGCGCTGTGAGCTGAGCATGGCTTCGGCGATCTCATTGAGGCCCGAGAACTCCTGTCCAACGCCGCGCTGGAGGAGGCCTGCGGTGTGCGGGACGAGGTGGGCGGAGATGCCGCGCTGCGCCGGCTGCTTGTCCGGGACGACCACGGGGCTCTGTGCGGCCATCTGAGCCACGCTGGGAACCACCGGGGCCTGGGAGACCGGAGTGGGCTCCGGGGCGCTCACAGGGGCCGCCAGGGGCTGCGGAGAGGCAAGCGCGGGGGTGTCGACGGAGAACGAGTCGCGGATCGCCTGTTGCGCGGCCACAGCTTCGTTGCGACGGGTGACCTCGGCGCGCAGGGCGGGGAGGGTCTCGCCCAGGGTGGTGAACTCGTCCAGCTCGCCATCGGCGAACTCGGTGCGGGACGAGAGCTCACGGCCGCGCTGCTCCACGCGGGCGACCTCGGCCGCCAGGGCGGTGTCATCGAGGGCGGAGAAGTCCGCGACCGGCGTGGTCTCGGGGTTGGTCTCTTCGGACATGGGCTGCTGCTCCTTCGAACGGCAGGGACGGATGGACTACACGTCACTGCGGTCCGGCTCTCAGCTCAGCAACCACGGCTGATCACAGAGTAGCGCGTCGGAGCAAGGCTCACACAGAGTGAGGGGCTCGGGGTCACGTTCCGTGCCTAGACGGGTTAGACAGCTAGTCCCCATCCCCCTCTACGCGGGAGAGCTCATATGGCGTTCATAGGGAGTAGCTGTCTAACCCGTCTAGAGGGCGACTTTTGGCAGGTCAGGCGCTCTTAGCGATCTTCGGCACCACGCGGTGACTCGGGGCCCGACTACCCACCGTGGTGTCCGCAGCGATCTTCAAACGGACCTCCGCCATGCTTTTGACCCTCGTTGTGGATCCATCACGGAAGGTCACCTCGTACTCCGTGTTAGCCCTCTTGCCCCCGCAGCTGCCACACGCCATGTCACTTCGCCCCTTCAGTCATCTGCCATGCCCACCTGGCACGGGCTGCCTCTGCGCCCGTTATGGGCTTTTTCCCGGCTTCGGGAAAAACTCCGCTCACCGGCGTGATTCCGAAACTGCCGATCAGCGTGCGCTGCACACCCGAACTAAAGGCCACACGGGCTCTCGGCACAGGAAAGCCAGGCGCATTGACGCTACAGACTGCGATCATTTCCAGGGAGCCCCCTACACGACGCCAGTCGCCGCTTACGGGCGACGTCCGGAACGTCTCCACAGCCTGGTCAGAGGCCCCGGGGAGCATCCAGCCCGCCACCCAAATCCCGTACTCGTCCTCACCCGCCATCACCCGCGCCACGGCAGCGCCAGGGTCGTCATAGTGCTGCTGAGCGGCCTGGAACGCCATTTGTGCGTCCGCGTGCCTCGGGCCCGCCACGAGCGTCCCCACGGGCAGCGTGAAGCCCTCCTGAGTGGGCTGCTCCGCCACATGGAAGTAGCTGTAGCCCGACACCGAGGACGGGGGCGTAACGCAGCCCGGGAGCCCGATGTGGCACTGGCCCCACCCCGCGATGTGCCCGAACACCCGGCCCGTGTCCGAGATGGTGAGCGGCGTCAGCCGGTCGAGGTCCGGCTGCCGGAACCAGTCTGCGGGCGGAAGCACGGGCGCGGCTGAGGCGCTGAGGGAGAACGGCTCCCAGTCCAGTTCGCGCGGCCGCTCGATGGGGTACGTGCCGTCACCCATCGGCTCCACCGGCAGCGGGTCGAGGGTCAGGGACACGTCCGCGAACGCGGGGATCGCCACCAGCGTGGCCCCCGCGATGCGCCACTTGGTGATGACGATGCGCTCCTGGTCATCCATCGTGTACTCGATGTCGTCCAGGTCCACGGACGGTCCCAGGAGCCCCGCTTCAAGCTGTTCGATGACCGCGTACGGGGCGGAGTCGAGCATGGTGCCCGTGGCGGTCACCATGCCGTCCCCGATGTGCAGGGACTCGATGCGGCCCACGATCATCGAGCCGCCGTGCCCGTCGCCGGACAGCTCCTGCCATGCCAGGGGCAGGGGCAGGTCCCGGCTGGAGCCCGCGCCCGGGGCGATGATGCGCCCGTCGCCAGTGGGCACGCCCAGCCGTGCGAACACGCTGCTCCACGTCCGGCTCACGCCGCGTCCTCAGCGTTCTTCAGGATCGTGTAGGCCATGGCCCCGGTGCCCGCGTCGATGGCCCCTGAGGCCACCATATCCAGGATGATGTCCGACGTCGCCGGGGTCGGGGGCGCGTACACGGCGGCCCACCAGTCGTCCAGCCATTCAACAGGCGTGCTCATGATGCTGCTCCTCTCGCGTTCTGACGGTCGGTCCAATCGATCGTCTCACCCAGCACGATCGGCAGGATCGAGCACCGGCAGTTGATGACTTCTTGTGCCGGCCCCCGGGGGTCGCCCGGGAACAGGAGCTGCGCCCCGCCCACGGTGAACGGCTGCCCCAGCAGCGTGCGCTGCTTGTCCGCAGCAAGATGACTCGGCCGCGTGCGCTCGTCTGCGGTTGAGATCCATTGCAGGAACGGCGCCACGTCCCCGCGCACTTCCGCCTCCAGCTGCGCGCCCCGGAAGATGCCCGCGTTGACCGCGCCGATCGTCTCGGTGCGCGCCACGGTCATGGCCCGGTTGCGCCAGTGCGGCGTGCCGGTGGCGGTCAGGATGAGCTGAATCTCGTCCCGCACCCGTTCCAGCGCCAGTCCCTCCGTGATGCCGCGCTCCACCTCCATGACGATCATGGCGTAGACCTCGTCAGGGGTGTTGCGCATGCGGTTGCCGGCCGCGTTCAGATAGGTGCTGACGTAAGGGTCGGTAGGCGGGTCCCCGGCCCGTGTGACGCGCCTCCACGCGGCCGCCAGGACCCCTTCGACCTCGGGCAGCACTTCGTTGTCCACGGCGTCGGTCCAGAACTGGACATGGTCCGAGACGCGCCCGGGGTCGATGCCGCCCTCGCGCAGCACTGCGGGGCGTACCCGGTCGAGGAATCGGGTCAGGGAGCGGAACCAGGTCCGTGCGATGCGTGCCTCGCCCTCCCGGATGAACGCTTCCGCGCGCAGTCGCTGGGGGAGGTTGGGGTCGTCCCCGAGCGGGGGCGTGGTCACGTGAGGTACCCGCGCAGGGTGTTCCGGTCGTGCTTCCACCCGTGCTCAAGCCGGTGCTCCACATAGGAGCGCACGCGACGGTGGAACTGCTGGGGGTCGAGCCCGAATGCCTCGGCAACCTGATCGGTGAACTCGAACGACCCTTCCATCAGGGAGTGAAGCTGATCGGTCTCGATCACCGTGTGCAGCTCATGCCGTGGTGTGGACTTGAATAGGCCACGGTTCTGGTTCGTGAGCAGCCGTCCGCCGGCCCGGGACAGTGCGTCGTAGACGATGAGCTCGGCAGCGGCCACGAGACCCTCCGGAACATCGCCCTGCGTGTCCGGCAGCCCCCGTGCGGGCGCAGGCGGGGGTTCCGGGGCTTCGAGCTCGCCCCCTGCACCCACCTCGGCCTGCACACCTGCGGCGACGGGACTGACTTCAATCCCAAGGTCCATGGCCTCAGCCACGTTCGGATCAGCCAGCAGGGTGGGCGCCCCGCCTACGATCTTCTCCAGCACGCGGCGTGTGCGCTCCTCGGGCGACGGCATGGCTTCGAGGGGGACACCGTTCTCGGTGAGCATGTACTCGTCCGAGATGAGGATCCGGTCGTGCAGGTCGCGCAGGTTCTCGGTGTCGTCGGGGCGCGCCACAATGGCTGTGGTGTCCCAGCCGATCTCCTTCAGCTCCACCTGCTGGGCGTTGCGCCCGGTGGTGATCAGGGCGGGCCGGTACCAGTGTTCGGTAAGGACGTCGCCCACGGCCTTGAGAAGCGGCTCGATGAAGATCTTGTAGGTGGACTCCTCCACCTGCCAGTCGGACCAGTGGTTGCCCTCGCCCTGGGTGCCTTCGGCGATCTGCTTGGGCATGTCGAGGGTGGCTGCGAGCCGTTCGCGGCTGTTGTCGCGCAGCTCCACCACCTGTCCGTCGAACTGCGTGGCGAGGTCGAAGTGGGCGAACGCACCGCCGTTTGCGATGAACTCCGCAGGCGCGTTGAACGCCAGGGGGACCTGTGCGGCGGCCTGACCGGGGTTCTGGAGGTTGGCTTCCGCGCCCTGCATGAACGCGGCCATGAAGTCTTCACCGGTCAGCGACAGCTCGTCGGCGAGGACCGCCACGCCGTTCTGCGCGATGCGGGAGTCGAGGCGTGCGGCGAGGTTCTGCGACGCCTTCTCGATCTCACGGCAGATGGGCAGTGCCGGGCGGACTGAGCTGTCGGCCTTGGCCTGGTCATTGGGGTGCGGCGACCATGCGCGGATCAGCCGGTCGTTGGGCCCGAGGATGACTTCGAGGCTGGTGAACGGGTCGGTGTACTGCCACTGCGTGCCCTTGGCCTTGACCTTGTTGCCAGACAGGACGAGCCACTGGTCCGGCTTTCCGGCACCCTGGGCGCGGATGATGATCCACGCTTCTCCGGCGACCTGCCAGCACAGTGCGATCAGGCGCAGGAGCCCCGGGCGCTGGGACGGGCCCCCGAGCACCTGTGCGGCGATGGCCTGGTCCTGGACGTCGTCGGAGGGGCCGGTGGGCTTGCCGGTGTCGGGATCAAGCTCCGTGGCGTGGACGTCGGCCTGGGAGACCGCGTTGGCGATCCACACGGTGGGGCCACGGAGCTCGCCGATGGCGTCCCAGTAGTACCAGGCTTCGTTCTGCCACTGTTCGGTGGTCTGCTGCTGCCGGCCCCGGTTGACGGCTTTGACGCCGGGTCCGGTCATGGGCATGGCTGCGGCGACGACGGCCTTGGGCGGGGCGCCTTTGGTGTCGTCGGTGCCACGGAGCTTGTTGAGCAGACCCATCACTCACCCTCCCTTGAGGCGAGCCACCCCGCCGCGTAACTGAACGCCAGTCCGAGTGGCAGCGCCCACCACCACTCCCACAGCCCCGCACCCGCGCCGGCCGCCGCGACACCGAGGCCCACGTAGACGCTCGCGCAGTAGTCGCAGACGATCAGGTAGGCGGTCAGGCCTTCCGAGTCGAGCCTGCGGAGCAGCCAGGTGCGAGGCGCTTCGGTAATGCGGTCGCTGGTGACGAGCCTGGTGATACGTGCGGTGATGAGGGCTGCGAGGAGCAGCGTGATCGCGTCCATGTTGCTCCTATGATGCCCTTCGTTCCTGGGCGCGGCGCCGTGCGGCCATGGCGGGGTGCTCCCCGCCCTGCACGCCTTTGATGGCGTGGGGGCTCAGAAGCACCGATTCGGCCCGGTCGTGCTTGCGCATGAGGTGGGCGATGCCGTGCACCATGGCGTCGAGCCGGTCGGGGGAGAGTGTCGGCTCCTCCTCGGGGATCCACGTGGTGAGCTGGTCCTCAAGTTCGGGGAACGAGCCGACGTGGGAGACGCGCCCTTGTTCGTAGCGCATGGCGACGGGCTGTGCGCGCAGGCGCTTGCCCTGGGACGCGTTGACTCGGCGCAGGGGTGCGGCGTGCTGGGCGCCGTGGCGTTCCTTGTATACGGCCTTAAGGACGGACTCGATCCAGTCCTTGCCGCCGTTGTCCTCCACCACGAGGAGGGATGCGCTCCATGAGTCGACCAACCCCCACGCCCGGTTGGCCGCGTCGTTGGGGGTGAGTTTGTCGCTGCCGTCGTGCAGGACGTAGTTGCGCCCGTCCGGCCCCCTGCCCACGACCACGAGTCCGGTTTCGTCGCCCATGCCGGTGCCGGCGGGGTCCATGCCGACGACGATGTCCATGAGGTCTGCGGGGGCGGTCTGGATGCGGTTGTTGTCGATGTGGCGCCGGGCCACGAGTGCGCCGGGCAGGTCCTCAAGGACTTCGGCGTTGAGCTCCTGGCGCCCGAGGGTGGTGCCCTCGTATTTGGCGATGACCGCGCGCTGGAAGGTGGGCGCCAGGTTGTGCAGGTTGTCGTAGGTGGTGCCCTTGGTCAGTGCGGTGCGCTCGTCCTTGACCAGTTGCTTGATCAGGGGCAGGGGCCGGGGCGTGGTGGTGACGCAGATCTGGGGGTGGTCGCCCAGGCGCATGCCGAGCTGCGCCATGTCCCAGGCCTCCTGGATGTACCGCCACGCGGCCATTTCGTCGAACCAGCCGTAATGGTGCTGGGGGCCGCGCAGGCGGTTCGGCTCGTCTGCCGAGTACAGGGTCTGGATGGCGCCGTTGGGGTAGGCGAGCTGCCGTTTCGACGGGTTGTACACGGGCCGGAAGGTGGCCGGCGCGCAGGCCAGGATGCCCGACTCGCCCTGCACGAGGATGTCGCGGGTGTCGGCTGCTGTAGGCCCGATCAGGGCGCCGCGCTCGTGGGTGCGTGCCTTTTCGATGGCCCACTCGGATCCGAGCCGGGTCTTCCCGAATCCACGGCCCGCGAGCGCCATCCAGACGTCCCATTCCCAGTCGGGGGCGATCTGGGAGGCGCGTGCGTGGCGGCCCTGGCGACCAGGGTGGGGGGTGCCGTCGCAGCCTTCCCGGTCGCAGCGCCACGGGACCCTGCCGGCGTCCAGGTCCTGGAGGGACTGTTCCAGGACCGTTTCGAGGCGTGCGAGGTCAGCCGGGCTGAGCTTGGCGAGGTCGGCCCGGCTGAGGCTCATGCGGAGCGCCCCTGCATACGCTCGTCCAGCTCCTCCAGCATCCGTTCGACGCGGGTGACCTGCTCCGGGGTCTTGTCCATGTCCTTGTTCATGAGCAGGACGTTGGCCTCGATCTTCGCCATGGCGGTGAGTGCCTGCGTCCACCGGATGGTGGGGTCATCCATACGGTCGATGAACACGTCCAGCCGCATGGACAGCAGGTTGCGGAGCTTGTCGATCAGGGGGAGGTTCTTGTCCCTGGATTCGGCCAACGCGTGTTCCATGCCGTCGGTGGGTGCTTCGATGGCGTACCGGTCGAAGGCACGGACGCGGGCACCCCACTCGTACTTGGAAGACCAGAGGCTAATGGTGGCGTGGGAGCGGGTCTGGCTCTTCTCCACCCTGGCCAGGGTCCGCCGGGATCCCATGAGGAGGTACACCCGGAACGCCTCGTATGCGGGGTCGCTTTCGTCGTCCCTGCGCTCCCACGGTTTGTCTGCCATGTCCGCTCCTTAGCTCACCTTCCGGCACATGAAGTAGTCGGTGCCGTTCATCTTCACGATCTCACCTGCGTAGCCCGTGGGGCAGGCTTCCGCAGGCGGGCCCGCGTCGCCCTGCGGCCCGGTAGGGCCGGGCGGCCCGCTCGGACCGACAGGTCCCGTCGGTCCCGCGTCTCCTTGCGGCCCCGCAGGGCCCGGAACGCCTGGTGTTCCGGGAGCCCCGGCGGCTCCTTCCGCCCCCACTGCCCCCTCTGCACCCACCGGGCCAGGCGGACCCGTGGGCCCTGGAGAACCATTGGCACCGGGTTGTCCGTCCTTGCCATCGCGTCCGTCCCTGCCGTTAACGCCGTTAACGCCGTTAACGCCGTCGTCGCCCTTGGGGCCGACGACCGGGACGCCCCCGAGGGACCGCACCTGCTGCGCGAGTGCGGCCCGGTCGCGTTCCGCCGTGTCGAGCCGTTCGGCGATGCTCTGGCCGTAGGCGATGGCGAAGGCCGTGCCCACGGAGAGGACGACCAGCACCGCCCACCATCGCAACGCCTTCACGGGCTCTTCCCCAGCAGTACGTACAGGATGATGCCCACGATGACAGGTGCGACGACGCCTGACCACAGCCATCTGCTCATGGCGTCAAGGCGTGCCTTGTCGGCTGCCACGGCCGCTTCAAGGTCGGCGTGGTCTTTCTCCAGCGCCACGAGCTTGAGATCCATGATCTCTTTGGTGACGTAGAGAGACTGCTCCGCGCGCATGCGGGTGACGTCGGCCTGCAGCGCGCGGATCATCTCTGCCAGCGTGGGTTCATCCATCGGGCGGGTCTAGCTGAGGGGCCAGGAGTGCATGTACAGCTCGGCCTCTTCGACCGTGACCAGGCTGGAGGCCCGGGAAACGATGCGGAAGGAGAGCCGGTTGCCGACGTAGCCCGAGACCGGCACGGACACCCGGACAGGGTGGAAGCCCTCGCGCTTGCCCCATACCTGGGTGCGCATGGCGGACTCCCCGAGGAGTACCCCGTTGGCGTCTTCCTCGGCCGCGTAGACCTCCACGAAGTGGTCCTCCCCGAGCCCGAGGAGGGTGAGGTTCACGGTGGCGTCGTAGGTGATGTTCGAGCCGACGGTCTTGCCGCCTTCGCCGTGGCCGTTGGCGTCGTCGGGGTACTCGGTGGTCCAGTAGATGGCGGCCGGGACGTTCTCCTCAAGGTTCATTTCCTCGAAGCGCTTGAGGTGGGATCGGTTCGGCTTGGTCACGGTGGTCCCTGTCGTCGGTGCCGTGGTCGTGGCGGGGTTCCAGCTCGGCGGGTGCGCGAGCCTCTCCGCGATCTTCGCACGGAGAACGGTCATGTCCACGACAGTGCCGGGGCCGCGCGGGTCGGACTTCCAGTCCGACCACTCCTTGTGGCCGATAACCGACTTCGCGGACCAGCCGTGCGCCCGGCAGATGGCCGTGGCCCACCGCACGACCGCGTCCACCTGCTTGTCCGGCCAAGGATCCTTGCCGTCGCCCAGGTTGACGCATTCGGCGCCGTAGAAGCGCGCGTTGCCGTCCACGGCGCCCGGGGACCCGTCGTGGTGACGCGTGGCCGGGGGCCGGTCGTTGTAGCGCTCGTCCGTGACCGCTGCGAGAACGTCGGGGGATCCTCCGCCCGCGTGGTTGGCTCGGCCGTTGGCGGTCATGTAGACCTGCCCGCTCTTGCCGATGACGGACTGGCACAGCGGTCCGGGGAGGCTGTCGTAGCCGTTGTAGCAGAGTTCCACGGAGGCGAGTTCGCCCGAGGAGACGGTGTGGTGGATCATGACGCCGTTGACGGGGCCCCACGCGCCCTTGTGGTTGCGGTTGTGCACTCGCCAGGACTCGAATTCTGTGAGGCTGACGCCTTCGGCCTTGAGTGCTCTGACGATCTGGTCCGGGGTGAGCGGAGTCGCCATGCGATCACGTCCCTGTCATCGTTGGTACGTACAGGGTATGACATGGCGAAACCCCGCCCGGGATGAAGCCGGGCGGGGTTTCTATGAGCCTTGCAGCAACTCGTACAGCTTACGGGGCCGGAGTGGGTGCCGGGCGCACCGCGAGGACGAGAACGCGCACGGACTGCGCCGGCGGGGGCGTGTCGAAGCGGACGGTCAGGCGGTTGTCGGTGTTGAAGATGACATCCGCGTCGGAGCGGAGCGCGCCGGTCGAGAGGTCGTACGGCGACACGAGGACGATGCGCTGACCGAGGTTGTGGTCAACGGCGAAGTCGACCTGGGAGCCGTCGCCGATGGTGGTCTCGTACGTCTTGACGACCGGTACGGAACCGTTGCCGTTGCCGTTGTCCGGGTCGATGTCGATACAGACGCGGGTCATGATGACTCCAGTTGCTGTGGTCGGATCCGAGACTTCCACGGTAGCCAGAGGCCCGGCCCCCGTCACTCGAACGGGTGGCCGGGCGTCGGTTTTCGGTCATGACTGGTTGTCAGCCAGTGTTCAGTCGTCGGTCACCAGGACGAGGCCGGCGGTGAACCGGCCGCGCTGAACTGCCTTACCTTCGCGGGCGAGTTCGATGTCTTTCGGCTCCCAGCCATAAAGGGCTGCGAGTGCGTAGACGACCTCAAGGAGGTCGGCCATTTCCAGGATCATGCTGGCCGCGTCCGGGGCGGAGCAGACCTCCTGCGCCTCTTCCATGACCTTTGCCGCGAGGAGTTTTTCCATTTCCTCCGGCGCGGCAAGCCTGAACACGGACTGCTCTCCGCCCTTGGCAACGTCCCAGACGGGAATCAGATCCCGTACGAGCTTTTCCGCCATCACTTCTCCTTGGGCGTGCCCGGGACGGGCTTGGGGGCCGTCGGGTAATGCCCGCCGCGCGAGGCCTGATAGGTGGTCTCGTGGCCTTTCAGGCGGGGGTCGTCCGGTGCCGGGTTCGGGGGCTTGAGGGTCATGCCTTGACCGCGCTGACCGTGCTGGCCCCGATCAAGATGACCAGTAGAACTGCCCAGAACATGTCGGCTCCGGTGACCTTGTAACCCTTCGGCAGCATCCTGGCTGCCTGCAACCCCAGCGTGAAGGCGTTGAACAGTGCCAGCGCCATCCAGAAGATCTGCGTTCCGTTCATGACTCGTCCCTGTCCTTTTCGATCGGTTCGGCCAACCACGGCGACGGCCGGGTGACTACCCACCGATTGGGGTGCGTCGTGTCGCGCACCATCGTGACCTGCGGTTCTTTCTCCGAGCCCCTCTCGGGGAGCGGTGGGGGAGCGGGGTTAGCTGCACCCTGCACCGGTTTCTTGGCTGCCCACCAGACGGCCGCCGCGCCCAGTGCCCACACCAGGAGCACGAACGCGTCCCGGGAGTAGGCGAAGACCGCGAGGCCGACGCCGGCGGAGCAGATCAGGAGTGTGGCGGCCCCGGCGGTGCGGCTACTCATCGGCCGCACTGCCTCCTCTTCCGGCTCTTCGTTCACGTGAGTGCTCCGAACAATGCGGTCCCTATCCAGTTGACGCCCATGGCGAGCGGTCCGGCCGCCGCTCCGGCGATATTGGTCGATGTCCCGAGGCAAAGGCCGCACCAGGTTCCGTGCTTGATTTCGGAACCTGAGGGACGGCATTTGGCGATGGTTATGACGACGATGGTCAAGAGCACCATCGTGCAGTTCCCGTAACTGCTGAGCTGAAGGGGTGCTCCGCTCGCGGTCTGTCCCGGGGCCTCTCCGACTCCGACCCACAGGGCTGCGTCCCCGAGCCAATTCGACGCCCACAGGGCGGTGTCGAATGCCCAGCCGATGAGCCCCATGGCGGTGAGGGCTCCCAGGGCCCCGTAGGCCCACCCGAAGAGGAACGGGAGCCAGTCCCCGAGGTAGGGAACAGGGTTGGACTTGAGCTTTTCCAGACCCGGGTACCACTTGATGGAGTGCCGGGCGAGGATGCATAAGCCGACCAGTACGCCCCCGAGGGTTACGCCGATCACCGGAGCAGCCAATCCATGAACGCGGTGAGGCAGACGAGCACGCCGATCGCCCAGAAGATGCCCCATACGACGCTGCGGATCACCGGGGCCTCCTCGCGATGATGATGGCGCGGTTGTGGATGGGCCGCCAGTCCGGCCGCTTCCGCCAGTCCTTGAGGAACAGGATCCGGACCTCGTGCCGGAGCGAGTTGAGCACCCGGACCGAGCGGACGTAGCGGACGGCACGGGACTCGGGATCGATGCCCTTGCGCTCGCACCACTCCCGGAAGGCCTTGTAGTCGGGTGCGACGACGTACAGCGGATCGGTAAGGCTCACAGCTCCTCCTCGTGCTGCAAGTGCTCCATAAGCCGGTCGGCCCTGTCCTGGCCAACCTTGATGGCCTTTCTCAGGCCCCGAACCGAGGGCTCGGTGTCCGTGAGTGCGCAGTTGTCGAGGTACTCCTGTGCGCCGGCCAGGTGCATTTCGTCGCCCGGCCGGAGTGCACTCGGCTTCAGGTGCACGACGTCCGGAAACGAGTGCACCGCACTCACGGGGTCGAAGTCGGGTGCGAGTGCGGGTACAGCCCGCAGGTACGGTACGGGGTCCGCACTCCAGTCGGCGGGCACGTACTCGGGTGCGTCGTACTTCGCTGCATGCTCAGCACGCTTGCGCAGCACTTCCGGGTGCGCCCCCCAGAGCTGCCCGCACTCGCTGCACTCGTGGTCAAGGTCCATGAGGAACGGTTCGGACAACGGGCACTCGGGTGCGGGTGCACCCGCGAGTGCGGCAGCCATTTCGGCGAGTGCGTCTGGGGTGACCTGGCAGGTGCGGTACTCCTGGCACATCACGTGGGTGCACTCGGGTGCAGGTGCGGTGTACTCCTCGGGTGCACTCACCGCACCCGCGTCCGCACTCGGCTCCTCGTTCCGCAGGTCAGGGGCGGGTGCGGTGTACTTCAGCGAGTGCACCCGCCAGACCACCAGGGGTGCGATGGCCGCGACCGCACCCCGCAGCCACCACTCGATCGGCAGGTCGCCCGAGTGCACCAGGTACCAGGTGACGTTGGCCGCGACCATGGCGAGTACGGCCACGAACACGTCGCGCCGGACCTGAAGTGCGCGGATCACGTACAGGTCGAGTGCACCGGGTACGGCGAGTGCGACCCATGGGTGCGCACCCATGCCGACCGCGAGGCTCCACTCCGAGTGCGCGGTGCTGACGAGTGCGCACCCGAGTGCACCCCACAGAATCCAGTCGTTCCGAGTGCGCGCACTCATGACGCACTCGGCGGAGTGAGTACGCACTCGCACACGGAGGGTTCGCCCCATCCCTGCACCCGCGCCGTGCACCCGCCGGAAATGGCCTCGTGCACTCCCCAGCCGTGCCCGCACTCGCACCCGACCAGCTGACGGGGTGCACTCGGCGCGGGTGCGGCGTGGACGGCCCACAGGTGCGCGCAGGCCGGGCATTCGTCGTCAGCGTCGACTCCGAGGGGGCGGACGCCGTCGCAGAGCGGTGCGGCGTTCTCGGCCCACAGCAGGTTGTCCGCTGCGGACATGTTGTGCCAACTGGTGCCGGTCAGGGGCACCCACTCGTCCCCGGCATACGGCTCGGGGTGGCCCACGTCGCGGGGCTCGGGGTCGTGTTCAAAGTGCTCCGAGGAGGCGGGGAACTTGTCACACCCGGGGAGGGTGCACAGCGGCGCCGGCACGGCCGCCTGCGGGGCCTGGTGGAGGGGCAGGACGTCGGCGAGCATCTTGGTGACGATGGCGCGGACGTCGGACGGGGTGGTGAATCCGGGCTCGGGGGTACTGAAGCCGACCCACGCGGTGAGCGCGTCCCGGAGCTGGAGTACAGCCTCGGGGTTCAGGTGCACGCTGGTCAGCGCGCTGTCCTCGGCCTTGGTGGCGTGGAAGGTCAGCGCACCCGCGTTGCCCCGGTACACGTCCAGCTCGTCGCCGTCGCGGTCTTCGTACCTGAAGATCGAGTCAGCCATTAGTCGTCCTCTCCAAGGTCATGCCAGTACTTGAGGCTGAGGAACAGAATCCTGACCTCTTCACGGGTCAGGAGAGCGCGCTCCCCGTTGATCGTGAACCGGACCGAAGGGCCGCCGTCGATCGTCTCCTGGACTTCCAGGGTCCTGAACTCGGCCCTGTCTGCCGCCTGACCGAGCCAGACGTCCAGCTCCATCACTCGCCCTCTCCGGGCGCCCAGGGCGCCCATTCCTTGGGTCCGGGGCCGGTCAGACTCCGGTAGTGCACGGCCATGAGGCCGGTCGTCTCGTGCTTCGCCCAGTAGGCCACCAGGGGTTCCGCTCCGGCCCTGTGGGCCAGGTCGAGGATCCCCGTGCGCTCCGCCGGGCTGATGAGCGGGTTGGTGATCTTGCACTGAATGAAGAGCATCGCCCGGCCCTGGCCCGTCCCACCCAGGTAGAACGGGTGGAGAGGACCGATGGCCACGACGTCGACCTTGCCCTTGGATGCTGCCGACCGGATGCAGTCGTAGCCGTAGGGCTCCAGGTCCTTGATCACACGCCGCTCGAACGCCGCGCCCTGGGCTGCGGTGTTACGCGCCACGGCGGTCCCTGTTCGCCTGCCGCTTCTCCAGGAACGCTTCCAGTGCCAGGTCGAGGCCCCGGAACACGAGGAAGGTGGCCACGCCGAACATGAGGCCGAAACCGAGGATCTGATACCACGCGTACTGCATGTCGTTCTCCTCTCTCAGTGGTGCGGAGTGCCCCGGCGGGGAGTCGAACCCTGCCTGCGACCATCGGGGCTGTGGTGCTAGACCGGCATCGGCATCGGCTCGGCGGCCGTGTGGACGATGACCGCGAGGGTGCGGTACTCCCGGACCGCGTTCCATGACCGGATGAAGTAGGCCAGGGCGAGCGGCGTGGTGAGCACCTTCCCCGCGACCTTGTCCCGGACGAGCCGGTTGCGCAGGGTCAGCACCGGGTGCCCGTCGTCCAGACCTGCGCCCGTGCCGAGCTGTGCGAAGAACTCTGCGGCCGTGCCCTCGTCCAGCTGGTGGAAGAGGTGGTGGGCGACCCCGGTGGCTGTAGCTCCGGCCGGCCGGTAGGAGTTGTTGGTGCGGGTGCCGATCTCGGCGGAGCGCTCAAGGCTGGGGTACTTGTCGATGGTCTCCATCACCTCGGAGGTGGTGGGGATCTCGGTGTTCACGAACTTGTAGTTGCCCCTGTCCCACATCCAGGCGCGTCGGGCGACGGCTGACAGGACGTTGGCGTTGCCCATGCCGTGGATGCTGAGCGCGTCTGCTGTGGTGCGCTTGCGGCCGGAGTCCATGGTGTCCTGGGACGCGGGGTCGAGGTCCGTTACCAGCAGCGCCTTTTCGAGGGTGACGCCAGAGGCGACGACTGCGGCCGCACGGTGCTGCCCGTCAAGCACGGTCCCGTCCCGGGCGACCTTGAAAGCCTCGCCGTTGCTCATCCAGTCGCCGCGCCCCATCGCCCTGGCGTATGCGGCGACAGTCTTGGCGTTCAGGTTCCGGTTCTTGACGTTGGACTTCAGGAGCTGTGCTGCAAGCTCCGGGGTCATGTCCACGATTTCGATGTGCACTGCTGCTCCTTGTTTGCTGTTGGTTCCGGGAGCCGGGCCTCTCATCTGCCCGGCCCCCGGTGACTTAAGTAAAGCATCGCTGCTTCGGGAGTGTCAACCCTTGACGTACTCATCGAAGTACTCGGCACCCGCAGCCACGTCGATGGCCTCCGATACCTGGCCTGCGCTCTTGCCTGCGACGCTGATGCCGTACTGGGCTGCCTTGGTCTTCTGCGCGTCGGTCGGCTTCTTCTTCCGCCACGCGGCACCGCGCCGGGTGCCGAAGTGCGGGGCGTAGTCCTCCGACACCGCCTCACCCCACGCCATCGCCGCAGCGATGTCCAAACCCGTGTACGGCTCGATGCGCTTCCACGGGAACCCCGGGACCGCCACGCACACGTCCCACTCACCCCGCCGGTTACCGCCCCACGAGGCCGGCGTCGGCCACAGAAACACGCGTGTCTGACCGCAGTTGATGAACAGCACCCCTGCGGGCGTACGCACCCACGCGTGCTCGGACGCTTCGAAGCTGTTGACCTCCCGAACCTTCAGCTCGAACGCCAGGGAACCGGCGGAAACCGTGCTGTTGAGCTCCTCCTCCTCCCGGATGACCGCCTCCGCCAGGGACTCCCCATCGCGCAGCGTCTTGACCGCCTCAGGCTCAAGGTCGATCAGGGTGCGCAGCTTGTTGGCCGACGCGCCCACCAGGTCGAGAACCAGGGCCTCTTTCTTGCCCGGGTACGGCCGCAGCACGCGCCCGATCATCTGCGTGTACAGCGGTGCCGACTGGGTGGGCCGGGCGATCACCGCGACCTCGGCCTGAGGCATGTCGAAGCCCTCGGTCAGGACCATGCAGTTGACCAGGACTTGGATGTCTCCCTTACGGAACGCTTCGTACGCGTCCCGGCGTGCCTCGCAGGTCGTGGTGCCGTCGACCGCGTACGACATGATCCCCGCGTCGTGCAGTGCCTGTTCGGCCGCGTATGCGGTCTCCACGGTCGGCGTGAACACGATGCCCTGCCGGTCGCCGGCATGCTCCCTGTAGGCCCGTGCGATGGCCGTGTCGAACTCCGCCTCCATGAGCGCTTCACCCAGCGCACCGGCCTGCCAGTCGCCCCCGCCGTTGCTGAGGGTGGAGAACGTGCGCTTGACCTGGCTCATGTCGAGCGCCTTGAGGTCGATCTGCTTGGTCCGGACGTCGGTCAGGTACCTCTTGGAGATCATCCAGAGGATTGACCGCTTGTAGACCACGTCGTCCCAGACGTCCCCGAGCCCCACCCGATCGCCCCGGGCCATGGTGGCCGTAACCCCGAGCTGGAGTGCGTCCGGGAACGCGGCGTAGATCTTCTTGTACGACGCTGCGGCCGCGTGGTGGCACTCGTCCGTGATGATCAGGCCGATGGAGCCTGCGTTGTCCTGGGCGTGGACCAGGGCCTGCAACCGCTTGCGCTGCACTGTCTGGACGGACGCAACCATGACGTCGGCGTAGATGTCGTTGTCGTCGGCCTTGACCTTGCCAATGCTCACGCCCGGCATGACCGCCCGCAGCTTCGCGATGGCCTGGTCTACGAGCTCGTCCCGGTGGGCGAGGATCATGACGCGCTTGCTAGCCTCCCAGGGCGACTCCGACCACGCCCGGAATTCCTTCACCAGGGCGGAGAAGACCACGGTCTTCCCCGCGCCGGTCGGGAGCACGATGGCCGGGCGTTGCATGCCGCCCGCCCACGCGGCGAATACCGCGTCGATTGCCTCTTTTTGATATTCGCGCAATCGCAATTGCGTCACTTTACGTGCCTCCAGCTTTGACCCCTGCGTGCCTCACGCACGGTAGTTTCACTAACGCCAAATTTCGAAGCCAGTTCCGAAGTAGTCAGCTCCGATGACCGAATTTCCCTGACCTGGGACTCGGTCAGCTTGGAATTCGGTGCTCGCTCGCCCTTCAAGATTCTTCCGTGCACAGCAGTATCTTCGGCGTTTTCTGCGGGGGTCCCGTACCTCAAATTCACCACCCGGTTATCGTGGCGGTCCCCATTGAGGTGACGTGTTAGCTGACCCACTGGCATAGGCCCGTAGAACGCCAGGGAAACCAACCTATGAACGTAGATATGTTCCCGACGGGATCCCGGTCCCCGCCGCACGCCCACGCGGGGGTAGCCGTTGCTGACTCCTCCTGTAACTTCCCCCGGAAGACTCGTATAAATTCGTCCCTCCGACGAAGCGAAATACCCCGGGTACCCCGGAATGGGCCTCACCTCCACGTCCGACTGGGCGGCGCCACAGTGGTGGCAGAACCTGTCTGCCACCACGTCTTCCTGTTCGCTCACAGCCCCCGCACATCCCACGGTTCGTCCTCGCACGGCGGCTCGGCAATCAGAACCTCCGGGCCGACCATCAGACCCGAACCACTGGCCCGGTCAGCCCAGGACACCTGGTGTCCCGCTTCCTCGATCTCGTTCAGGAGCTCGCACAGCCGGTTGGCTGCCTCTTCCTCGCTCATTCGCCCATCACCCTCACGCTCTGCCTGCACCATCCCGAGTCGCACACCGGGTGTCCCGGATAGGTAGCGTCGTAGATGTCGTGGCAGCGCTGTTCGATCAGCTCGCGCTGCGCGTCGTTGTCATGCCAGGACTGTGACGCCTCGAACTGCACGTACGGGGTGCCGTGGTCCGTGGCGAGCGGGTCGCCCAGCAGGAAAAACACCCAGATGCTGACGATCATGACTGCTGCTCCTTCCATTTCGCTTCCCAGAACTCTTCGGTCTCCCGGGACCGCTCACACCGCTTGCAGCGGTCCCGGGGGTCGTAGTCATGCCACGAGTACGGCTCCCCGAACTCGTCCACGCAGACGTACCAGGGGCTGCGGCCCACGGTCCGGGGCCGCCAGGTCCTGTTCTCCTGGCGCCGGATCCTGTCCGCGTCGTACGCCCGCCGCCACCCCAGGCACGCGGCGCACCGGCACCTGTAGGGGGCGTGGTAGGCGGTGGAGCCCCCGTGCTCAAGATGCGGGGGCAGTTCCACCGGGGCGCCCGCCACAATCCGTTTGGGCACCCCTCCACGGGGCCCTGTCACGAGGGGATGAGCTTCGCGGCCCGGGACCTGAGGATGTCCGCCAGATCCGCCAAGCACGCAGCCACGTAGTCGTCACTCACGCTGTTGTTGGACCGAAGCCCCGCCGCGTCCGCCTCAATCAGCGCGGCCGCTTCCAGGTAGGCGTTGTGGGTGGCGAGCATGGCGATAGCCTGCCGTGAGGTCTCACAGCCCATCTTGTCCACGGCGGCCGAGATGATGTTGGCGACGTGGGTACGGCTCTTGCCGTGCTCGACTCCCACGCGGATGTTGGACTTGCCCTGCATCAGTCCGGTCAGGATGCTCCTCTGCAGTTCGGTCAGGGGGCCGGTGCGGGTGGTGGTCTCACTCGCCATGTCGTCGCTCTCCTTGTTGTCGGTGTCGCTCAGGGGGCACACGACGTGGTGCCCGTACTTGGCCGGGGGCTCGTAGTCGGGGCAGGTGCAGTCCGGCTTCTCGACGGGGGCCGGGGTGGCGTCGATACGGGCCTGGAACTTGCCCTCGCAGGTGGTGCAGAAGGAGAGACCGGGGCTACCCAGGACCCAGCGGCGAGCGGCCGCGTGGTCGATCCAGGTGCCGCCCGGGTTAGAGATAACGCTGCTCCGGCAAAGGGCGGTGCCGTCCTCGCCAAATGCGTGGACCTTGGTTCCGGTGCGGGTAGTGCCCCAGATCCGCGATTCGATGTTCATGTCTGCTCCCTCTTCCGAGGCCCCTACGGCCTTGATGACTTAAGTAAACCGCATAGCGGGTGCTGCGTCAACCCCTGACTCGGGTCGTACCCTGATCAGCATGAACACAGAGAACGCGCGGCTCACGCGCAAGGAAGTGGCGGAGCTCCTCGGGGTGACCGAACGGACCGTGAACCGGTGGAGCGCCCGGGGGCTGATCCGGACGTACCGGCCAACGGGGCCCTGGGGTCTCGCGTACTACGACCGGGAGGAGGTCCTGAGCGCCGCCGGGAGGGCTACGGTGGACGTTCCGCTGCCCGAGCCGGAAACGGACATCTCGGGTTAGAGGATCCTACGGAAATCAGCTTCTAGACGGGTTAGACAGCTACTCCCCATGAACGCCATATAGTCTCTCCCGCGTAGAGTGTTAACCGGAGTAGCTGTCTAACCCGTCTAGAACCGGGTTTTCGGCTGGTCAGGCACCCTGCAAGCAGACCGCCCCCGAACCTCAGAGAGGTACCGGGGGCGGCTCGCGCACCGTCAGACACGCACCAGAAGGGTACCGAATGGGCCTCACAGCCGTTCTGTCCGCAGAGCACTTCTCAGAGATCACTCTCGACTCCGCCGTAGGCGAGGACATCGCCGAAGCACGCGGCTACCGCACCCTCACCGGCACGGGCGAGGACCGCGATTTCCTCGAGTCCCTGGGCTACAAGCCCGCCGTTCACGCCCGGGACGACACCTATCCCGCGCTCCTCATCCCCATGCACGGCATGGACGGGACCGTGCGCGGTCACCAGATCAAGCCCGCTATCCCGCGCACGCTCCTCAAGGACGACGGGCGCCGCGTCCCCATCAAGTACGAGACCCCCGCAGGCGCGGCCAACGTCCTGGACGTCCCCGCGTACACGGCGGAGCGCCTGCGCAGTGAGCCGGGCGCCTCCCTGTGGATCACGGAAGGCGTCAAGAAGACCGACTGCCTCGTGTCCCAGGGCATGGCCGCTGTGGGCCTTACCGGCGTCTTCAACTGGAAGTCGAAGCACGGCGTGCTCGGCGACTGGGAGGAAGTCCCCCTCAAGGGGCGCCCTGCGGTCGTCTGCTTCGACGCGGACGCTGCGGGCAACCGCAACGTGCAGCTCGCCATGTCGAGGCTCGGAGCGTGGCTCAAGAGCCGTGGCGCATCCACCGTGCACTACCTGATCGTCCCCGCCACCGTAGGCGACACCCCTGTGAAGGGGGTGGATGATTTCTTCGCTGCGGGCGGGACGATGGAAGTCCTCTCGGCAGCGGCCACGCAGACCCCTCCCGGCACCGGGGAGAAAGACGCCTCGTTCACGGACGCGTTCCTGGTGGAGGAGCTCGCCGAAGCGCTGGAAGGCCGCTTCTGCTGGGCGTCCGGCCTGGGGTGGCTGCGCTGGAACGGGAAGGTATGGAAGGAAGTCTCCGACGTCGAACCGCTCGAGGCGGTCCGCGTGTGGGCGTCGGGTCAGTTCGACGCGGTACTGGAGGAGCAGCGCCGCGACCGGGCCAAGCCGCTCGAGGCGAAGATCGCCGGATGGCGTGCCATCCTCGGCAACGCCCGCCTGACCGCCCTGCGCAACCTGGTACGCGGACTGCTGCAACGCGACGCTGCGGACTTCGATGGAGACCCTGATCTGCTGACCGTGGGCAACGGGACCGTGCACCTGCCGACCGGCCGGCTGCTTCCGTTCGATCCGCTGCACTGCATCACCAAGTCGTGCAACGCGGAGTACCGCCCCGGGGCCTCACACCCCTCGTGGACGGCCGCACTGCGCGCCGTGCCCGAGGACATGCACGAGTGGTTCCAGGACCGTCTGGGGCAAGCGCTCACGGGCTACATGACCCCCGACCACATGATGGTCATCGCCCACGGAACCGGCTCCAACGGCAAGTCCACCGTGATGGAGATCGTCCGCAAGACCCTGGCGGATTACGGCGTGCTGGTCTCGGACAGGGTCCTCATGGCCTCGCCGGACGCGCACCCCACCGAGTTGATGGACTTCCGTGGCGCCCGGTACGCGCTCATGGAGGAGACCCCCGAGGCACGGCACCTGAACGTGCAGCGCTTCAAGCAGACCGTGGGCACACCGACCATCAAGGCCCGCAAGATGCGCATGGACACGGTGGAGTTCATCGCCACGCACAGCCTGTTCATCAACACGAACTACCGGCCCACGATCACCGAAACGGATCACGGGACGTGGCGTCGGCTCGCACTGATGCCGTGGCCGTTCACCTTCCACAAGCCCGGTGCGGCTCTTGCGGGGCCGCAGGACCGTACGGGCGATCCGGCCCTGGCGTATGCGGCGGGACGGGACGAGGTCCGCAACGCGGCCCTGGCGTGGATGGTGGCCGGCGCGCAGGCCTGGTACGCACGCGACCGGATGATGCTGCCGGTGCCCGCGCGGGTCGAGCGCGAGACGCGGGACTGGCGCGCGGAAACGGACCTGATCCTGGGGTTCGCGGACGAGTGCCTGAAGTTCGTGCCGGACGCCTTCGTCCAGACGCAGGACATGCTCAAGACGTTCAACGACTGGTCGGCCGAACGGGGTCACCGCCCGTGGAACGACAGGACGTTCGCGTCGCGGTTCGGGTCGC